CTCTGCTCTTTATATTACGAGAATAATTAGGGTTGATAATGAGATATCTCTCTCAACTATTGAGAAAGAGCCCGGTTTTACCGGTAATCCCTCATCATTAGATGAAGATATATTTCATTTCCTTAAAGAATTAGGAGTGAATACTACAACCATTGGGAAAGTCCCTAAAGCTTTGCGCTTTAAAGAGTTTCACATGAGCTCAAAGAGTGGTCCTAACGGACATGCTCTTTGGACTTCATATATGGACATAATGTCTCTTACTCCTAAACAGTGGTGTGCTATTAAAGCTACCGCTGGTGAGAAGTTAACTGACCTTATGAGTAGGTTTTCCTCTCTTTATCTTAGGATCCCGCTTTTCTTTGATTCTCGGGCTACCCGAAAAGGTAGTCTAGTTTCTCGAAGATTAGCCAAGATTCAAGATAAAGAAGGGAAAATACGAGAGGTTGCTATAGGAGATTATTATACTCAGGCAGCTTTGCTACCTTTGCATAATTATCTTTCTAGAGTTCTCTCGAGAATTCGTCAAGACTGTACATCAGATCAAACCAAATTATTCTATACATTAGAAAATTCTATTGGAAGTTCTTATCATAGTATTGACCTAAAGGCCTTTACTGATAGATTCCCAATAGTAATAAACCAACGTATATTATCTATTTGGTTCGGTTCAGAATATGCTGATTCATGAAAAGAATTAATGGTCGGTTCTCCCTATTTTTATAAGGGTTACCCTGCCTTTTATAGGACAGGTAACCCTATGGGGATATACTCATCCTTTAATTCTACATCATTAGCACACCATTTCCTAGTTTGGAAAGCCTGTAAAAAGGCTAACCTGCGATGGAAAAGGGCTCGTTATATGTTACTAGGTGATGATATCGTTATTGCTAACGATAGATTAGCTAGTGAATATAAGAAGCTTCTGACTGAGTGGGATATTGAAATTCAATATTCAAAGACACATCAATCACCTTATGGTTTCGAGTTTGCTAAGCAAATTCGGCTCCATGGTATTAATGTATCTCCCTTCCCTTTAGCTGCTCTATATGAACGAAGGTGCGAAACTATTTCTAGTATTGCAATCATCGTCCAAGAGTTTGACTATAAGTGTTGGAACACTGATTTGATGTCTGACTTAGGGAA